AGCCACGCATCTCCGTCATCATCTTGGTGGCGCCGGCCTTCAAGTTATCGAGCGGATCCCAGATATTGCCGCCCGGCGCGTAGCGGTTGAACTCGCTGCTGTTGAGCTGCATCAGCCCCTTGTACGAGCCGGTCGCCGCATGCGGATTGCCGCCGCTCTCGATCTGCACCGTGCGGCGCAATAGGTTGGGATCCAGCCCGGTTTGCTGGGAGACCTGGGCGATGGCGTCATCGAGCCACGCCATCACGGACCTGCCGCTACGGATTGCGCCGGCAGCTGCGCCAGGTTGGCACCGGGGATATTGCCGAGGCGGCCAGCCCAGTTTTGCAGCATTTGCGTCTTCAGTGGTCCACTCTGGGCATTGTAACGCTGCACGCTCGGGGACAGGTTGAGCTCGTTCTGGATCGCCTTATCAAACAGATTGCGCACGGTGTTTTCTTCGTAGCGCTCGGCAGCCGAGCCGATCAGATGTCCAGCCACCATATGCGCGGCACTAGCCCCGAGAGGGCCACCAGCCATGCCGCCGACCACCAACGGCAGGCCATGCCGCAAGGTCAATGTTCCTGCTGCCCGTGTCAGCGTGCGGCTACGCGCATTCACGGCCTGCAACAGGCGCACAGTCTGATCATCCAACGGCAGTTTCTCGTCGACAGCCCGACGGAGTAGCGTCCGCGCCTGAACGCGCAGATTGTTGGCCATGCTGATGTTACCGCCCGCCGTCTCCGCCTTCTCGATCGCCTTCTGGATCTGCCCGATGTTCATCGAGCGCAAGTAATCGGCGCGCACATCCTTGAGCATGCCCATGTTGGCGGGCAGATTGCCGCCGATCACATCGGTCCCCGGCATCTTCAACAACATGTCGTCCAGATACTGGCGCGCGAACGAGGCCGCGGCTTGGTTCTCGGTGTGCAGCGGACCGGTCAAGGTGCGCAGATATTTGGATAGCGCGTGCACATCCTGGAACGGAATCGCCTGCCCGTTGGTTTGCGCCGGTTCGACCAGGTCATCGAGCGCGTTGAACACCGTTTTCTGATAGCGCGGGCTGAAGTTCTGGCCGCGCAGCTGGTTCTTCAGCGCAGTGATGCCGTCGATCGCCGCCTGCGGACTAATCGCGGTCGAGGCCTGGTTGAGCTGCTCGTATTGCCCCTGGATGCTGTGGTCGAGGTAGTCCGGCGTTGCCCGCAGCTGCTCGTCCACCAAGTTGATGCCCGCCGGCACCGGGCGCGGCGTCACCGCGGCCATCGGACCTCCGCCTGGGGTCGGGAACGGCGCCGGGGTGGCCATACGCGAGGCCAGCGTCTCGGCCGAATCGCGCAGCGCCTGGGGCGCCATGCGGGAGGCCAGGGCGGCGATGGGCCGTGAGAGAGCCGCCCCGGCCACCGGCAGGGCCGCACCAATGCCGCCGCCAATCCCGGCAGCCTGTTGCGGATCCTGCCCTCGCAGCATGGCATCAATCGCATTGATGCCCGCTCCAGAGCCTGCGCTGGCCGCGACCCGACCAGCTAATCCGGTGCCCGCCGGCACCGCACCGAGGAGGCGCGCGCCGAGACCACCGGCCTTGAGCAGAGCCCCGCCGCCGGCTAGGCCAGCACCCAAGTTGGCGACGTTGGCGGCGATCGGATGCTGGGCAAAGGCGGCCCGGTTGCGCTCCTGCTCCGCCAGTAGGTTTTCCGTATAGCGCTGCGACCAATTCTCGGCGTGGCTGATATCGGCCTCGTCCGGATGGCGCCCGGCTAGCAGCGCATTTTTCGCCGCCTCAGCCCTGCTCAGCAGCGGCCCAATGATGGGCTGATCGCCAATCCCGCGCACGACCGCCTCGCCCAGGCCGACCTGGGGGCCCGCGGTAGCGCCAGCCGGACCCGCCGTAGCGTTATCGAGCTCGAACCCCGGTGGTACTGCTGGCGGCGTAGCGTTAGGCGCGGGCGGCTGTAACCCGAACGCCTCCTGGAGGCTGCGGCCACGGGTAAAGCCAGCATCGCCCTGCGGCGCCGCATCCAGCTCGAACCCAGGAGGAGCTCCATCGGCCATGCCACATCCTCACTGCAGAGGTCCCCAGGCACCATTGCGGAAGATAATCCGCTGCCCGGTCTGTCGGTTGGTGGCTGTCTGTCCCTCGCGAATGCCCCCAGGCGCCATAGCGGCGGGCGCTGGTGCGTTTTGCGGCATGGCCGCTCTCTGTGGCCCTCCCGGTCCGGGCGCGCCCTGGGCGCCCTGCTGGCGCGGCGGCATCTGCCCCGTGGTCGGATCCATGGCCTGAATGTCCTCGAACCGACCGGCAGCGTGCGGCGCCACCAGCTTGAGGTTGTCCTGCACCGTGCGCGGCTGGTCGGGGAAACTCTGGTTCCAGCCAGCGGTGGTGGTCTCCATCCGGCTCTCGAGCAGTTTCATCGCCTCCTGCACGGTCGATCGCAGCGCTGCCGGGCTGGAGTTCTCATCGAGCTGATCGCGCCAGCCTTTGACGTCACTCTCGGCCATGCCGGTGGCGCGGAACGCGCGCGCGAGCTCTTCCGAAACCGCGCCTTTGGCACTGTTGAACCGGTTCTCCGCCGCTTGGAACTTTTCGTTGCCCAGGTTGCGTTTCAGCCAGTGCGTACCGGCATTGACCACCCCAGGGGCAAAGCTGACGTTGCCGAGGTCGCCGATGCTATCGAGCAGCTCGGTGGCGTGACCGATCGTCTGCCCGTAGCTCTGCAGGTTCTGCCAATCCTTGCCGCCCGAGGAGAACGACTTGCGCGTCTGCATGCGCCCCTGATAGGCGCTATTATCGAAATCCGGCCAGATCGCCGTGGCGATCGGCATCATCTGCTGCAGATTGCGCCCGGTGCCCGGGGCCCGGCCCTCATGCAGCGCCTTGACGAACGAGGCGCCCTCCGGATCGGTCTTTTCCATGTAGTCGAGCAGCTGCTGGCCCTGGAACTGGCCGGCCGGATTGTACTGCTGGGTCAAGGCCTGTAGGCCCTGCGCCGGGTTCATGCCACCGCCGCCGCCATAGCCGGCATTGAGCTGGCCGAGCAACGCGGGATCAGTAACTTCGGTCATCGGCATTCAGGTCGCCTCATGCCATTTGCCGTTCACAACAACGTAGGTGCGCCCATTTATTTGTTTGGTCGCACCGTCAGGCGCGCCCGCGCCCTGCGCACCCAGATTGACCGGCAGCGGCCGCACCCCGAAGGGGCTCATCGACACCGGCACATTCTCCTGTCGCCCGGGCGGCCCAACCGGCAGGTTCTCGGTCTTGAGCAGACCTTTGTCGCCCGCCATCGCCTCCGCCTGCTCACGCGTGTAACCTTGCGCCATCAGCGCACTGACTGTCGCCATGCGCTGCTGCTCGGAAACATCGAGCTTGCCGCCCGCCAGCGCCCCATAGCCGGCGCGGCTGACGCCCTGGCCGAAACTTGGCGCCCCGGCAAAGCCCGCGCCCAGGCCGATCAGCATATTGGAATTGCGCTTGAGGTAGTCGTTGATGCGATCGAGCACGCCCGCGCTCGCCTGCGGGAGTTGCGTTATCGGATTGGGCCGTGGCGCATTAGCCCCCGCCGGAAAATTATCTTGCTTGGGAACCACCCCGACCGGCGGCGGCGCCGGAATGGTCGTCGGGGCTGGCATTGCCGGAGCGGGCGTGCCCGGATCAAGGCCCGTCGACGGCACACCCGAAGGACCCGGCTGCATCCGCGTCGGATCGAAAGCTGTATTCGGTGGCGTCATCACCGCCTCTCCCGCGCCAACCCCTGGCGTTCCTGGAGGCAATGGCTCGTTCCCTCCCGGCCGCATCATTGGCACGGGCGGACCGGTCGGTGCGCCACGCCCGAGGCCGCTCGTGGCCGACGGCACAGCCGCGCCCATCTGGTTGGGATCCAGAGGATTGAGGCTCAGATCCGAGAGCCAACCCGGTGGGGTTACGGCACGCCGCAAGGTCTTGCCGGTGACCTGCGGTCCGGCATAGTCCTGCAGGGCCTGATTGGCCCAGCCAGGCACCGTGAACATGCGCGACAGCATGCCGGGGAACTGTGCGTTGGGATCCTGCACCGGACTAAGCTCGGTGCTGGGACCACCATAGAGAAAATCGAGCATCCCCATCACGCAGCCTCCCGGGTGGCGAGGTCATAGTTGACCCATTTCTCGCCGCCGATCGTCGCCACCGCCTCCGGCATGATCTGCTCGACCTCCTGCGCGATCAGGCCGATCTGCGGTGTCTTATGCGGATCCTGCTTGTAGGTGAATTTGTAGATCGGCAAGTCGTTGAACAGCATTCCGACCGGAACGATGTTCTCCTTGGCGCGCACGTCCGACTTTTGCAATGCCCCATACGCACCGAGCCCGAGCAGGCCAGCGCCGATCGCGGTGTTGTACCAAGGCTGGCTCGTGGTCGTCGTCCCGGTGCTCTGCGTGGTGCCCATCGTCGTGCCGGTGCCGGTATAGCCACCGGCGGTCTGGCCGAACGCCTGCGCCAGCGGCGACAGCATCCCGAGCGAGGTGTTGATGTTGGAATAGGGCAGATTGTACGCGGTGTTGGCGGCATTGAGATAGGCGCTCGGCGCCGCGCCCACGACCGATGGCAACTGGCCGGCCGCCTGCATCGCCGCCAACTGGGTCTGCACATCCTGGCCCATCAGCCCGGCTTGACCGCTCGCCGTGGTGCCCGCCGCACCGAACCCCGCGCCCTGCGCCGCCAGATCGGTCCCAACGTTGGTGTTGTACTGCTGCGCAATGGTCGGAGCGACACCGGTCGCCAAGCCACGCGACAATGCCGTCGCGTAGGCCGGTGACGATGGGGTGATGCCCGATGCCGCCGCCGACTGATTGACCCGATTGGTGATGTCCTGCTCGGTCGCCCCTAGCGCCGACGAGAACCCCGGTGTGTTGAGCGGATTGAGATTGTTCGGATCGGTGAACGGCGCCAGCCCCGCCGTATAGGTACCATAGGCACTCCCGAGCATGCCCTGCTGCGGCTGCGTCGTGGTGCCGAAGATATTGCCGATCGCCTGTTCGCTCTGCGGCGCGTAGGTCGGCACGCCCGAGAGTGATCCTGTCAGTTGACTGATCGCCGCCGATTGCTCTGGGGTCACTCCCGTCGGCGTACCCGAGATCTGGTTGATCAGACCGGTCAGCGCGCCCGCGGTCGGCGCCCACGGATTGGTCTGCTGGGTCGTCGTTCCAGCCTGATTCTGGGTCTGGTTCTGGACCTGACTCTGATTGGTCGTCTGGCTCGGGCCGCTACCCATCGTTCGCAATCCGCTGTTCGAGGATCACGCCGACGCGCACGAACGACGGCAATATCCGCGACCATCCCTCGCGGCCTTCCAGGCGCAGTGTATCGCAGCCCTCGGCGCGGGCATAGTCGGCAATCCGATCGATGTGTTTGATCCAGTCGCGCAGGCCGGCGCCGCCGAGCGCAACGATGTGACAGACCTTGCTGCCGTTCTCCAACACATACAGCCGCGTCACCATCGCGGCAGCAAAGCATGGCTCGCCCTTGCGCCCGACCACCCACAGCGCATAGCGCTGCGCCTTGAGCTCCGCGAGCAGCACCGGCTCGTTCCAGATATTGCCGCTGCGCCGATAGCCGCGCGCGAGTACGTCGCGCACCAGCGGCAGCATGTCCGCGGCGAGATACGGCGGCACCGCCCACAGCACCATCTCGTTGCGGTCAGGCGCCAGCATCGCTAACCCGCCACGATCCAGGACCAGGTGCGCCCGGCTGTGCCGTTACTGGGATGATGAATGGTGAACTGCCCGGCCACCGATACATTCGGCGCCCAGGTGCTATTCCATTCCGCCGCCGCTGCCGCCGTCTGCGGCGACAGGAATACGCGCTGGCCAATGCCGGCCTGTAAGCTCTTCACCACCGTCGTGGTTTGATTGATGAGAACCGTCTGATCGCCGGTAAACCGGAGCTGCCCGTTCTCTAGGGCAATAATGGCATTGTTGATCTGCTGCGGGCGGCGCTCACCGGACGCGAGGGGGTAACCGGACGGGCGCGGCGTTGTCATTGCCCTTGTCCGATTTGAGGTAACCCTTGGCCCGCATAAATTCCCCCGCCTTGCGGGCGAAAGACCGGCTTTCCTCCCGCGACATTAGCCGCTGCGGCGGGTCCGGATCCTCGATGTGCGGCAGATAGGGCTCCCTGGATGGCATCTTCGCTGTGTCCCGCTTTGCGCGCTGCGTCCTGTAAAGCCGTGGAGTAGTCGACGTTGATTCCCTTGCTCTCGACACCACCCATCTTAGCATACAAGTCTTTTTCCGGGTACCACCACAGTGCCTGCATGTCGGCATTCGTGATGTTATGGCCCTGATCACCTAGGATTTCGCGCGCCCGGTTCCAAACGCTGCGGATCCATTGCCGCTGGCCGCCTGAGGTCGGCTGCTCGTTGATGCCCTTGAGCGCCTTCCACGCCCGCTCGGCCGAGTAGGTCAGCTCGGATTTGGTGCGGTCGCCGCTGTCGTAGAGCGCACGGTTTTGTGCAAAATCACGCTCATGCGCGCCGATCACATCCCCGGCTCTGCCCAGCAGATCCTCGCGCGTTTCCGGTATGAAATTGGCGCCCTGATCGCGCAGCGCCTGCTGGAATCGAGCAATCGGTTTTTCCGGCGGGCGCCCGACCAGCGTTCCGGTCAGCCGCCCCCAGCCGCGCATAAACCACAGATCCATCGTCGTCGGATCGTAATTGCCATTGAGGTTCTGATAAAACCCGCCGCCGATCTTCGGCCCGAGGATGGTCGAACCGTGCACCATCGTGTTCTTGTTCTCGCCGCCGATGTCGTGCCCCATCGCCTCCAGGTCGCGCACCGTGAATTTCCGGTCCATGAACTGTCGCGCGCCATCAACACCCATGTCATCAATCAAATCGTTGAGCTTACCGAAGTTGTTGTTCATCGCAGGCCCGTTCTTGGCCACGATATTCGTCGGAAACCGCCCATTTTCGCGATAGTACTGCATCACCTGATTGGCCAACCGCACATTGGACGGTACCTTTTCGCCCTGGCTGGTCACCGCTAGGCCTGCATTCCAGGCAAACCGCGCGTTCGGATCGGTGGCAATCTCCGGATGCAGCAGGCTGGCCACGCTCTGCGCCTCGCGCACCTTGTCGGTATACCAATCACCAGCATGACCGGTGCGCGCCTGCGCCGCCTGGATCTCCGAGGCAATGGCATTCGACAAATGCTCATCGTAATCGGACGGACCGGTCAGCTTGCCGCCCGGCACGCCCAAGTTGGTCAGCGCCGCGCTGCCGCGATCGTGCAATCTTTGCGCAATATCTTCGACGTTCTGCGAGCGCGGTTTCACCGCCGGATAATCCGGATGCAGGATGTCGTTGACGGTGAGTCCCGGCGGTAGCGCCGTTGCTTGTGGTGAACCCGGCGAGCCGACAGGGGTGATTGCATTGGCCGGCACGCGACTGGCAACCGGATGATTAAGCTCCAATTTGTCTCGGCGTAGTCCTTCGACCAGAGCTGGATCTACTTTGTAAACCTGCCCCCCCAAGGCATCAGCGTGCTCTGCCGCTTGTTGCAAGTCATCATATAAATGCACGTTGTGAACATGCGCAGCCGCCATCTCTGGACTGGCATCTGGCCACTTCGTCAAAAACTGGTCTATTGCATTGCTTTCGTTGCCGGCCCGATAGCGATGGGCGAGTGGCAGGAGGTCCTGACCGTTCCAATCGCTCGCAACATGGTAAAGCGGGCTCTGCGTCGGTGTGATCAGCTTGCCGCCGGCCACCCCAGCCGCGCCGCGCATGGCAAACGGCGTGCCCTTGCCGATGAACCCTTTCGCCGTTTCCGCCGCACCCGGGATCATCTCCTCGGTGGTCATTGGCGTGCCCGCTACGCCGGCCTCGTAGGCCTGCCGGGTGAGCTGCGCCCCGTGCATGATCGGATCTATCGCCTGCCCAGCCAGCGACAGCGGCACCCGCGAGATGTCCGCCGCGTGCCCGATCGCCGCCGCCTGCCGCTGCGGATCAAACCACGGCTGCACGATCGCATCCGCTGCCTGGTGGATCGGCTCCGGTGGCGTGGCTGTGGCCACCGCCGGGCTCGGTGCCGCCACCGGCAGGCCCAGGCGCTTGCGAAACGCGTCGTAGATGTCCGGCGAGAGCGGGCCAAAGATGTTCGGATAGGTATCGCTGTCGTCCGCCATCAGCGATCTCCCTGGCCGGTCACCGCATCCGGGCTCTTCATCCCGCTGGCATAGGTCCAGGCAACCCCGCTCGGCACGCGCAGATGCCCGCGCGCGTAGCGGGTCTCGCAGCGCTGCGGGATCAGCCCTTGCGCCGTAATCGCCTGCTCGGTGGTGTACAGCACCGCGCCCTGTGCCGTGTCGCGCGTGCCGATCGAGCCAAAGCAGGTGCTGGCGTCGGTCATCGGCCGCAGCCAGAACAGCGCCATCCGCTCGCCCAGGTCCTGGTCCGGCGTTTCGACGATCGCCTGCATGTTCGGACCGGTGAACAGGCCGAGCATGTGCCCACCATTGATGGTCGAACCAAACGCCGCGAGCTGCGGCAAGGGCTGCGGCACAAAGCTGTCCAAGGTCACCGTCATGGCGTCGAGCGAGCCGCCCAAAGTGCCGGTTCCGGTCGAGCTGAACGGCGGAATCGGCGTCACCCCCGCCGTGTTGACCAGATCGATATGCAGCGGATCAATGATGGTGAACTGGAAATTGCCGTCCCACGGATCCGCCATCAGATCGAGCAGACCGCCGGTGGCGTTGTTGATCTCAACGCGGAATTGCGTGGTCAGGTCGTACGGCAGATTGGTCACCCCGGGGCTGAGCGTCAGCCGCCAGCCACCCGAGCCGTTATTCGCCGCCGCGGTGATGGTGATCACCCCGGGCGCAATCGTGTCGATGCCCTCCAGGGTCAGCCCCGGCTTGGTCAGATAGAACAGATACTCGAGCATCTGCCCGACGATCGGCGTGAACTTGTCCAGCACCCAGTCGTAGACCAGCACCTTGTCGGCCAGGCCTTTCGCCCCGCCCTGCGACTTGTACTGCCAATAGACGCGCGTCGCTTTCGGATCGGTGGCGGCAACGAACAGCTGCAGGTTCGACTGATCGACGTCGGCAAAGAACGTGCGATCGACCTTCTCCTTGCCGATCGGCGTGATCGCACCGCCGGCCTCGATCTTCTTGAACCCCTGCGGGCTGCAGAAGAACACCTTATCGCCAGCGGTGATCGACGAGTACTGACCAAACAGACCGTCGAGCTGGGAAATGCGCAGAATCGAGAACACGAACTGCGAGCCGAACGCCAGCGACATCATCCGCACCGAGGCGTCCTGGAAGATAATGCCGTACTGATCCGAGCCGCGGATGTCGTGCACGGCGCCGCCGTCCGGCATGTCCTGCTGATTGGCCAAGGTGCCGGGGATGTTCCACACCTCAGGATTACCGAAATCGCTCCACTGCACCCGAAACGGAAAGCCCAGCACGCCGCTCAGCACCACGAATTGATTGATGATGGCGATATGACTCGCCTGCGGCGGCGCTCCCGACAAGTCGTTGAAATAGGTGCTGGCACGCAGCACAAACTTTTGCGGCGGCGCATTCGCCTGCACGGCCAGGATCAAATTGTTGAATTGCGCGAATTGCCAGTTATCGGTCGGCGGCGTCGGCGCGTATTCGTTGAGCGCGGCCAGCCCCGGCGATGGCGGCGCCCCACCGCCGGCCCAGCTGGTGAGCGTGAAATTAAACCCGCCACCACCCAAGCCGATGGCGCCGGCCGGCACGATCAGCACATCGCTGGTCTGATAGCCCGATCCGCCATTGGTGATGTTGACCGTGGTGACAATCCCGCCGACCACGGTAATGGTGGCGAGCGCGCCGCCGCCGCCATGCGTACCGCCGAGCAGCGACACCCCGCTATAGGTGCCATCGGTATAGGCCGAGCCGCCGGCAATCGTCCCCGAACTGGTGCCAGTGGGAATCGCTCCGTGCGAGACCTGCTTGCTGATGCAGCGCCAGGCGAACGTCGTGTTGTCCATCCGCCACAGATCAGCATCGGTCGCGGCAAACACGATCACCGAGGCATCGACCGGATCGCGCGCAAAGATGGCGCCGCGACACGGGCTCGGCAGCGATTGCGACAGAAACGCCAGCGACGGTACCGGGCCATAGCCGTCCGCGCGCGGCAATACATTCGACGCGACCACCGTCACATTGGTGTCGATCGCCGACAAATCGGGCGCCCAGGTCTCGAATTTCAGCATCGGCCCGTCCTGCATGACGGCCCCTCAGAAGAACATCGGCTGGATCACGCCGCGCTGCTGCATGCGCATCGCCTCGACCTTGAGCTCGCGGTAGGCGGCGTAGGTCGCGCCCGGCAATGCCCCACCGCCCGGCTCCTCCGGGCTCATCATCTGCGCCATCATCGCATTGCGGGTAACGTGCAAAGCGAGCTCATACTTGGCGCGCGAGCGAATCAGCCGCTCGCCGTCGAGCATCCAGCGGTTGCTGGTGTCGGCCGGATCGGTCGGACCGGGCAGTTGCAGCTGGCCGAGGATGGTCATCAGATACGGCCCGGTGGCGCCGGTGAAGGTCGCCGATACGGTCAGCGTAAACCCCACCCCAGGGCCGATCGAGATCGAGGACAGCACGTCGCCGACCACGTAGCGGGTGCCCGGGTTGACCACCTGCACCGCGGTGACCGTGCCGGCCGACACCGTGATGTTGGCCGTGGCGCTATTGCCGGACCCGCCGCTCAACGGACTGTTGGTGTACACACCAGTGCTGTAACCGAGCCCGTTGGTAAAGGTGAACGAGTTGATCTGCCCCGGGCCACCCGAACTCGGCACCGGATATAGGGCGATCGTCTCATTGTCGAGCGACCAGTGATATGGCTGTCCAATCTGCGTGCCGGTCTGCGACAAGGTCAGCATCTCGGCCGGCTGAATCCGGCTCATCACGAACACCGCGGGCGGCACCGTGATCAGCAATTTCTCGATCGTGTAGAACGTGCGCGGCGACAGCACCGTGCCCGGATAGCTGGGATCGGTAAACGTCGTATTGCCGGCGTTGTAAAATTGCTTGCCGACCTCGGTCACGAACGTGGTGGTCGAGGTCTCGTTAAAGCGGAACCGTTCCTTCTGATAGATGTTGATTGCCGAGTTGATGGCGAGCGCGATCTGCGAGGTCAGATCGCCACGCATCAGCTCATCGGCGATGCGATCCTGCATGTAGCCGAGAGAGCCGGGAAGAAACGAGCTCGGCCATGTCACGGCTGTGCCTCAGTTCGGATTGCCAGTGGTTACGACCAGGAAATTCACGTTGATCGGGCCGGCCGGCGACACCGCCAGATTGTTGATCAAGAGGATGGTCAGCGTGTTGGCCGTGACTCTGCAACTCATCGCCTCCGGGGCTGCCGTGCCCGTGGTTGTCAGCGGATCAACCGTGACCATGCAGATGTCGCCCGCGTTGACCTTGCTGTTGGTGACGGTCACCGTATTGAGCGCACCGACCGCGGCAAACGTCATCGTCACCGTGGTCACCGAGCCGGAGCCGCCGTTGCAGGTCGCCGTTTGCGTTCCCGCCGCCGCACCCGAGCCGGTCGCCGTGGTCTTGCACATCCCGACCTTGAGCCGGGCCATGTCCATGATCTGATCCTGGACGTTGCTGGTCTCGCCGGTCTCCGGTGGCACCACGGGCGTCGGCGTCGACTGCAGCGCCCAGGCCACCCCGGCCAGAACCAGCAGCGGCACACAGGCAAGCAGCAATCGTTTCATGGGCCTCTCCTCCAGATAAGAAAGGGCGGCGGCCACTCGTGCAAGCGCCGCCGCCCTCTGGTCCGGCCGCCGTCGGGAGGAACGATGGCCTTACTCGCTATCCCTCATCACCAGTAAAGTTGATCATCGCCGCAAAGCAGCCGCCGGTCGGCGCCACGCCGCCATAAGCGACGATGTAGATGTCGATGTCGCCGAGGCTGGCGAGCTGGCCGGCATTGCCGGTGATCGGCTGCCCGGGACCAAGCGACGTGATCGATGGCAGCACGCCGAACGCCGTCACCCCGGAGCCCGCCTTGAGCCCGTACAGGGTGCCAGCCGCGGGCGCGGCGATCGCTGCGAGCAGATTCAAATTCGGCGGCGGATAGACCAGATCACCCGGCGTCGGCGTGTAGAACAGGCCGATGTTGGTCGACCCGCCCGCCAGCGCTGCATAACAGTACAGTTCGACATCCTGGATCCAGGCGCCCTGCGGCAGCGACAGCAGATACAGGCCACCGGTGTTGCCGCTCAGCACGTTGGTCGCATAGGTGCCGGCCGAGTTGAGCGCCATGGTGCGCGGCAGCGGCGACGGATTGACCGTGGTCGGCGAGAACGGCGCCGACACCGCCGGCAACACGAACGTTGTGTTCCAACTGATCGAGCCGCCGCCCGCGGGCAGCGCGCTGTTCACCGGCGAGGCCGGCGTGGTCTGGATCACCGGATCATTCGGCCCGCCACGTACACAGTAGTGATCGACCTGCCACGCAAATTTGCGCGGGCTGTCAACCTGAAAGCCAGAGCCTCCAAGAGAGACCGGCATGTGTGTGTCCTCCTACAAATCCAATCCGCGCTTACAGGTGCGCCTGGGCGTACGTGGAGACGACAACGGTGCCGTAGTCGACGCCGCCGAACTGGGTCTTTTTCATCCCGTGAATCGTCCAGGCACTGACCTCGAGGCGCCGTTTGTGATCAAACAACTCCTCGTTCCACCGGTATTTTTCCGGGCCGCTGTCGCGCTGCCCGAAGGCAATCATCGCCGCCTGGCCGCCGAGCAACACCGCGCGATAGACGTTGGTCGCCGGCAGACCCGCATTGGTCACGCCGTTGGTGATGTCGTAGGCCTGGCGCAGGATGACGCTGTTGTACTCGCCGAGCGCACCCGAATAGATCGGATTGCCGGTTTCCTCGCGGCCCATGTAGGCCGCCTTGGTGATGTCCAACCACTGACCGGTCGACGTCGATGTACGCAGATCCGTCACTTGGAACGGATGCAAGTACATCACGAACTTATCCATCAGCGTGTTGTTGTAGTCCTCGCGATCGTCGCTCCTGCCACGCCCGTTGATGCGTACCGGACGAACGCGCGGCGTCGCCGTGATCGCTTGCTCCTTCGCCTTGTCGATCAGGTTGATGGTGAAGGTGTCGGTCGCGGTCAGCGCGCCATCGTCGGTGCGCTGCGACTGGCGAATGACGCGCGTCGCTGCCGGCACCGCCTGCAGGCCGGTGAACCGCACATCCTGCTGCAAGTTGTAGCCGCACACCTGATTGAAGAACGACTGCGAGAACCGCTTGGCGTACCAATCACCGAGGCCATCGCGCGCCTCCAGCCGCAGATCGAACGGCACCCGCTGGGCATCGATCGTATTGCCTGACTTGACCCCGACCACATGGCCCAGCTCATTGATGACGAGCGAGTCCGAGTAGATCGTCAGCGCCTCGCCGTTGCCTTCGGCCAACTGGTTTTCGGTAAAACCAGCGCCGACCAGCTGCATGCGCAACCCGTAGGTGACCTTGTCACCCGCGCCCTTCTGCGTCTCGGTCTTGCGGTGGATGATGCTGTTGGCATCGTCACCGATGAGAGGCGCAATTTCGGTTGCTTTTAGCGCCTCATGATCTAATGTCTTAGACCACAACTTTACGGCGAGCGGATCATTTACTGGGAAATTAGTCATAGCCAAGGTACGTACTTACCCTCCGTCGCTCTTGTCGTAGTCAGGCGCATGCTCGCCGAACAGTTCCAGGCGCTTGGCGCGCGTGACTGCAGCTGCCTCACTGATGGTGTCGAACAAGCCGAGGTAGTAATCGCGGCCCTTGTGCCGAACGACCGCCTTGTACTTGTCACACAGCGAATGCTTGCAAACCCCACGAACCCCGAGCCGGTTATCGACGCGGATCTTTGCGTTGGCTCGTTGCTGGGTTTCGGTCGCTTTGCGGAGGTTGGATGGCTTGTTGTTGGTGCGGTCGCGATCGATGTGATCGATCTGGCGCGGGCACCACTCGCCTGTGAGCATCAGCCAGATAACGAGGTGCTCGCAGTAAGGCTTGCCGTCGATCTTCAGCCACCGATACCTGTTAGCACCGCTAATCGATCCAGCCCGGCTGCCTGTGGTCGTGCGACCACCGACAGGCATGCGCCAAGTCAGAATGCCGATCTCGACATCCAACTTGAGCAATTGATGGGCTCGCTCGAAAGTCAGCACCAAAGAGACTCCGCAAAGTTAGGCGGGGTGCAACCGTGCTGCCGGTGCGGGCGTGGCCAGGAGGATTTACCGACGCCTGGGCGTCGATGCCGGGAATGTTTAGCGAGACCCGGGCCTCGTACTCTATCTGATGGGCTCTGACGCCTACCCCGAGAGGGAGCCTTGACGCTGGCGCACTGTCAGACGCGCAATTGGTAGCACCATCCCCTCAGGCTGACAAGCGCCGCTCAGCGCTTGCCATACGGGAACAGAATCGCGAACTCCGCATAGGTGAGCGGCGCACCGGCGAGATATTGCGCTCGCAGTTTGTCATGTTGGATGCGCTCGATCTCCGCCAACAAAGCAAACAGTTGCGCGGTCAGATCAGCCGGCAGGATCTTCCTGATCGTCTGCGACATGGAACGTGAACCCGTTGTAGGTCCCCACTTCGGCAGTTGGTAGCCGCGCATGATGCGCATAGCCCATCAGGTCGCGAAACTGCGACGGCCGCAGCCAGACGTTAAATCCCTCCCGGCGCTCGACCATCTTCCCGTACGGCACACGCAGGATCTCATCCAGCGACGGCCGCAGCACGACGGCGCGCACCGGCATGATGTTCGCAATGCGCACGATCGCCGGAGCCGCAATGATGGCGCCCAGGCTTGCCAGCAATCCACGTCGCGTCAGCATTGCGTTCTCCCGCCCGCTTGCCTACACTCGCCGCACCATCACGCTTGCTCTGGGCCCGTCTGTCATCCGGCGGGCCCTTTTTCTTATCCGCCGCCCATCAACTCCCGCCAGCGCGACGGATTGGTGCGCTCGATGCGCTCCTTGATGCGGTTGAATTGATCCTGCGGCATATCCGCAAGCAGTTGCGGCGTCAATTGGTCAGCCGGCGCACCGCCGCCTTGGCTCAGCGATAGCGCCGCACGTTGGCCGTTGCGCGCGGCCGCGATCTCCGCCGCCACGTTGGGCGCCGCCGCCGGCATCCGCATCGGCGCGTTGCCCGCCGGCATCGGTGGCGCAGGCGCCGCACCGTTGCCCGGCACGGGCGCCGCAGCACCGTTGGCATTGAACCCCGAGGCCACCGCCACCCGGTACAGCCGATCAGCCGGATTGATCCCCGCCGCATAAGCCGAGCGCACGATCTCCGCCTCCTCGGCATTGATCCGATCGCGCCGCGCGTCGCGGTCCTCGAGCCCGAGCGCCAGGTACTGCTGATCGCGCATGTTCATGAGGTAGCTGTACGCCGGCCCGAACGCCGGATTGGTGCCGGCATAGGCCATCGCGTCAGCGCGGAACGTGTTGACCAATGCGTCCTGCTCGCGCGCCGCCTGCTGCTGCTCCTCGAACTCGCCGGCCCGATTCGACAGCCCGCTGACCTGCTCGCGCATCTGCTCCCACTGGCGCTGGTCCTGGCGTTCCCGCCAATCCATGTAGGCGAACACATCGACACGCGGATCCGGGCGCGGATCGTCCTCCTCGGTCGGCTCGCGCGGCTCCGGCTGCGCCAACGCCTCGTTGATGATCTGCAGCCGCTCGTCGGCGCGCGACAAGATCTGCTCGAGCTCCTGCTGGCGCGCCCGCGCCGTCGACAGCTCCTTATTGGTGGTGGAGTAGCGCTCCTCGAGCGCCTTGAACTTGCGCAGCGGAATCCGCCGGATCGGCTTGCCGGCCGGATCGACAGTCTCCTCGATCTCGTCATCGTCCTCGGTGCCCGGCGGCTCGGCGATCGGCGGCTGCGCGGCTTGCGGCGAAGGAGGGGGTGGCGGCGCAGGAGGAGGTGGTTGCGGGGTCGGAGGGGGCGGCTCCGGCCCCGCGGGCGGCGTGGGCGGCTCACCGGGAACAGTCAGGCCACTCTCGCCGCGGCTCTCGAAATATTTGCGCTCTTCTTCGGTTAGTCCATCAGATCGTGTTGATAGCAAGCCCATGTCGCTCATGCTTGACCTCGTGTGCTACGCCGCCGCGCAACGCGCGCGCAACGGCCTCCCAACTCGTTACGTCGATCGGACCAAAGTCGCGCGTATCGAGCAGCACACGCCCACCTGGTGGGCTGTGGTCTGGGCTCTCGATGCGAACGACGTGCTGGCGGCGGCCGAAAGCGAAGGCCATCTCCACGACCTCACCATCGTCGCCCGTCGTCGTCAGCGTGACGCGCTCCCAGTCGAGCTGACCAGGCAGGTGCTGCTCTACGAACCCACGTAGATTGCGCCCCATCGCGTCGCGCGTATTTGCCATCACGTCGCTCCGGCACCGTTCTGCTGCGGTTGCGGCGCCAGCGCATCAATCAAAGTGGCCAAGGTGTTGGCATGGGTGTTGACCGCATCCGCGTGCGCATTCATCGCATCGTGCTGCGTTCCCGCCATGCCTTGCCCGGTCTGCACATGCGTCTGCACGGTCTGCGCATGTGTTTGCGCCATCTTCGCCTGCTCGTGCGCCGTCTCCACCGCCGTCTTGCGCAGTTCGGCCGCCTTCTGCATGTTCTCCAGGTGCGCGCCGAGCCCGTCCATGTCACCCTTCTGCAGCAAGTGTTTCGCCATCGCCAAGTCGTACAGCGCCGTCGTTTGCGTTGCCCCAGCCTTGGCGTCCTGCATCTCCGCCGTCGACTGATCTTTGTTGATCTGCGCCACCTTACCAGCAACCGCCAGCTGTTTCATCTGCTGCTGCAGTGGATCCTGATCGCCCTTGCTGGCAAACTGCTTGAGCATGTCGACGATGCGCGCCGGCAGCGGCGAGTACTCGAGCAACGCCGTCAGCACCATCGGATTGGCCACCAGCTGATCCTTGAACACCGCCAGCATCGGCTGAATGATCGCCCAGTTGCGCTCCTTCTGATTGGGCGAGGTCGGCGTGTCATCGACGATCGCATCGTAGCGGCCGAGACACTTGTCCTGCAGCAGCGGCAGCGCCTGCGCGCCCTCCGGGCCGACCACCCGCACCATGCGCCCGTCCGCCAGATAGTTCTGGATGTAGTACAGGCGGATCATGCCGACCTGCTTGCGAAACCGGCGCAAGCTATCAAACAATGTCGCCAAGATCGTCATCCCGGCTTGCTTGCGATACGCCTCCAACACGCCGGGCTGATTCTGGTCCTG